TGATTGGAAGTGGCTTGAGGATAATCAGATTGCGTATGCAGTGATTGGAGTCGATTTCGGAGGCACGAAGTCGGCTCATTCCTTTACACTGACGGGATTCACAAAAGGGTTCAAGCAGGTGGTCGTATTGGATGAGTATTACTGCAAGAAGCGTATCAATCCAAAACAGCTCCAGGACGATTTCATTGATTTTGTCCGGAGGGCGCAATCGAAGTACAAGGTGTATGAAGCATATTGTGACAGTGCAGAGCAGACGTTGATATCAGGATTAGAGATGGCTTGCATTCAGGAGCATGTAGTGATCGATATCAAGAATGCAATCAAAGGTCCGATTAATGACCGAATAGCATTCTACAACAGCCTGATAGCTCAGCACAGATGGAAGGTTATGAAGCATTGCACACATATCATTGCTGCATTTGAAGAGGCAGTATATGACGAGAAGAAAAAGAACATGGACGTGCGACTGGACGATGGTGAGATGAATGTTGACAGTCTGGACAGCACGGAATACAGCACTGAGAGTATACAGGACGAAATCATGTATATTGCAGCATAGGAGGTGGAAAACGTGAGAGATAGCACATATAAGAGAGTGAAAGAGTATCTGGTACAGAGAGGATATCCCGCAGTACCAGATGAAACATATGACCATATTGATGAATGGCTGGAGTGGTATCAGAACGACGTTGAGAAGTTCCATCACTATAAGCTATACAATGGAGCCGTAATGACGAATCAGGAGCGCTATAAACTGGGAATGGCGAAAACAGTCTGTGAGGACTGGGCGAACTTGTTGCTCAATGAGAAGGTGGCTATTAAAGCAGGAAAATACAGTAAGCGTCTGGCAGAAATTTTAAACTACAATAATTTTCGCGTACAAGGGAATCGGCTTATAGAAAAAGCTTTTGCTCTAGGTACAGGAGCTTTCGTGGAGTATCTAAATGCAGATGGTCAGGTGATTATTGATTATATTCGTGCCGATATGATATACCCACTGTCTTGGGATAATGGGGATATTACAGAGTGTGCGTTTGGAACAGCGAAGATGTTGAACGGAAAAGAAGTCATATATCTGCAGATGCACCGGTTCGGAAAGGTTGATGACGGAGAAAAAAAAGATCAGTATTACATTGAAAATGTCTATATTGATGCAAAAAGCGGGAAAGAGATTGAAGCCCCGGAGGATATTGAAGAGCTGGTATTTACAAAGAGCGCAGAGCCGTTATTCCAGATTATAACGCCGAATATCTGTAATAACATAGATTTGGACAGCCCGCTCGGAGTATCCGTATATGCGAACGGAATTGACGAGGTGAAAGGCTGTGACCTTATCTACGACAGCTACATGAACGAGTTCGTCTTAGGTCGAAAACGAATCATGGTGCCAATCAGCATGGCGAGAAGGCAGATGGAGGCGGATGGAATATCTTCTCCGACATTCGACCCGGACGATACGGTGTACTATTTACTTCCAGAAGATAAGAATGGCAATAATCAACTGACCGAAGTCGATATGTCAATCCGGGCACAGGAACATGAACTTGGTATTCAGAAATCATTAGATCTGCTGAGCCTCAAGGTAGGCATGGGCGCTGGGAGATATAAGTATGACTCTGGAGGAGTCAAGACCGCGACAGAGGTTATCTCAGACAAGTCGGATCTCTATCAGAATCGACAGAAGCACTGCATTGTGATAGCTGATGTAATTATTAATATGGCCCGTGCGGTATCGTTTCTTGATACTGGCGGAGCTATTGATGCGACAGTGGATTTTGATGATTCTATCATTGAGGATAGCAACTCACTCATTGATAAGAATGTTAAACTTGTGAATGCAGGTCTTCGTTCCAAGCTTACTGCAATCATGGAGATTAACAAGTGCTCTGAACAGGAAGCTCAGGAAGAATTAGAGCGAATCAGGCAAGACAATCAAATTACCGGACAGGATATTGACTGGACAGGAGGAGAGGATGATGAACTGGACGAGGAGGACGATTCACCCGAAGAAAAAGAGGGTGAGGAGAATCAAGACCCCGATGATTCTAAGAGTGGCAAAACGCCTGATCCGGGCGATAAGGAGTAGGTGGTAGTTTGTGAATATACTGGAGAACCAACAGCTTGCAGAACCTGTGGACGGCATCTATATTGATTTAGAGGCTCAAATATTACAGAACATTGCCAGGCATCTGCAGGGGTGGGAACAACCCATTGATACTGACAGGTGGCTGATGCAAAAGCTGGCCGAGATTGGAAAGCTTAATCAGGAAAATATCCGGCTGATTGCCAAGATGTCTGGATTAAGTCAGACTGCAGCTGAAAGAATGCTGAATGAAGCAGCACAGGATGCTATCGACAATATGGAACCAGGACTCCGATACATGGCAAAGCGGGGGCTCGCTGAGAAAGCTGTACAGGTTGACAAGAGCAAGAACGTGAAGCGTGTAGTGCATAGCTTCCGAAAACAGGCGAAAGATACGCTGAATATGTGCAACACAGTCATGTTGTACAAGGCATCTGAGAAATACAAAGGTCTCGTTAGCAATATAGCGCAGGAGGCATGGAACATTCTGAACAGTGGTGATGGAGGAGTGGTGAGTGGTATTGAGTCAAGACAGCAGGCGGTTAGACGGTGCATCAGACAGTTGAATGATAAAGGAATTCCGGCATTCGTGGATAAGCGTGGGCGAGAGTGGACTCCAGAAGCCTATGTGAACATGGCTATGAGGAATACGGCTAGAAGTACAGCCGAGGAAGTTCAGGACGCCAGGATACGAGACGCCGGGTGTCACTTGATACAGATCGACAGTCATTCCAGTGCTCGTCCAAAATGTGCAAAAGACCAGGGCAAGATATTTGACTTGAACAATGGGAGCGGGTACACAGAAGATCTGCATGGAAAGAAGATTCAGTATTACCCTTGGAATTCTTCCAGCTATGGTGAACCGGACGGGATTCTCGGAATCAATTGCGGGCACCATAAGTGGCCGTTCATTCCAGGCGTGAATATACAGAGGCATTTTCCGACAGAGGATATGAATGCAAATGATAAGCTGTATAAGCAGACACAGGTGCAGAGAGCTCTTGAGAGGGAAGTGCGAAAGCAGAAACGGGAATGTATGATGCTGGACGCGGCAGGAGATCAGGAGGGGTTCGAGGAGGCTTCTGTAAAGCTCAAGCGGACAGAGAATAAGCTAAAGTATTACGTGAAAGATACTCCCGGATTACACCGCAGGACTGACAGGGAGCAAGTGGTCGGGTTTGATAAAAGGCTATCTGCTGAAGCGGTAGCATCAAATAAAGCCTATACAAAGGCAATGCAAACTGATACAATAAAATTGAAAGATACCTATATCGTCAAGAAACTAAGTGCAAAGGGAAAGAATTACAAGGTCGTGGATAAAACGACTGGAGTTGAGTATGAATTTTCACCTGGTACTCGTATACAGGACTCAGAAGTATTTGCCGGTAAGGGTACACGGCATCCGTTGCATGAGGGTGTTGCAGAAGGATTAACAGAACAGTACGGCGGACGAGTATCTGATTGGCAGCATGCAAAAGGTTTTGGAACATTGCTGGATCCTGATACCGGAGAAGAACTGGAGGCAGAAGTTCACTGGTTCCAGGCTAAAGACGTAGGCAAGGTAAAATTCAAAGTAAAGGAGTGGTTAGATGAAGGTTAGATATCTTGGGAAAACAGAATTTTTAGTTCTGACAAATAACAAAGTATATGATGTCCAGTCGGTTGAAAAAGGCTGGTACCGAATTATCGACGACTCAGGAGAGGATTATCTGTATCCACCTAAATATTTTGAAACAGTAGAAGAGTAACGCCACTGATCAGAAATGGTTGGTGGTATTTTTATACGCATTTTTAGGAGGTGATGCTATTGATTGCAATCAATATTACCAGAACTGGTCTGACGGTATATGGCCATGCAGGATATGCAGAAATCGGAAATGATATCATTTGTGCAGCTGTATCAGCATTAACACAGGGACTTGTACATTCGCTCAAAGCGCTTACAGATGACGAGATCTCTTACCACATTGCTGACGGGCATATTGATATAGAATATAAGGATTTATCAGAAAAGGGGTGCCTTCTGGTAGATTCTTTTTTTATTGCCGTGAGTGACATACAGAGAACTTATGGTACTGAATACGTACAAGCTACGGCTGCCGACGGGCGTTAAGCGGAGAAATGGAGGATATATCATGAAGAACATGAACATGAAGAAAAGATACTGGACAATGAATCTGCAGGTTTTTGCCGGAGACGGAGGAGATGATGATCCGGGAGATGAAGGCGGAGATGATGATAACGATGATCCAGGAGACGATGATGACGACAGTGGCGATGATGAGCCTGAAGAGAATGAAAAGAAATTCTCCCAGAAGGATGTGGATGATGCTGTCAAGAAACGTCTTGCCAGAGAAAAAAGAAAATGGCAGAGAGAACAGCAGAAAAAGGCTGGAAAGAAACCGAACGGTAAGGTCAAGACCGGAGAGAGTAGCGAGAAAGAAGATGATGATACTGAAACACAGGAGCTCCGTGATAAGGCTGCCAAGGCAGATGAGATGGAGATGAAATGGACATGCCTGGAGCATGACGTGGATAAGGCTTGTGTGGATGATGTTCTTGCACTGGCCAGAGTGCACATGGCTAAAGATGCGGATATGGATATCGAGGACGCTATCGACGAGGTATTGAAGAAATACCCACAGTTCAAAGAATCTTCCAAGGATAAAGACGAGGAGGACGATGAAGAAGAACCAAGAAGCAAGTCCTGGGGACAGAGACAGAATGGCCGCAGAAAGAAAATGTCTGGTGTTGAGGCGGCGTTCTATTCAAAGAACCCAGGATTAAAAGATGATTAAGGAGTGATAATAGTATGAAATTTATGATGTATTTACAGCTTTTTGCACACGCACACCAGGAGCGCTGGTCTTCTCTGGTGGATAAAAAGCTCAGACAGACTCTTGTTACAAGAGATAACTATATTTTTAACACTAACTATGAAGGAAATCCAAAAGCCGGAAAGGTTAAGATTCCGGTAAGAGACACGGAAGTAGCGGTCAAGGATTATGACAAAGCTACTGGAGTTGACCTGGACAAAGGTTCGACCGGATATATTGATCTGGACATCGACCAGGACAAAGCAGTCAATGAGCTGATTGACGGATATGATGCCACAGCAGTTCCGGATAATCTGGTTGCAGATCGCTTGGATTCAGCTGGATACGCACTTGCGTTGGAGATGGATAAGAAATCTATCAATATGTTGGAGACAACGGAAGGTATTAAAGTGTGTGCAACAAAAACAGCTGCTACAGATGCAAATGCATACAAACATGTGCTTGATGCCAAGACCTATCTGACACGAATTGGTGTTCCGACAGATGGACGATGGATGATTTGCTCTCCAGAGTTCATGGCGGTGCTGATGATGGACGACCACTTTATTCGCCAGGGAGATCTCTCTCAGAGAATGAAAGAGGCAGGTGCAACAGGAGCAATTGCTGGATTCGCACTGTTTGAATCAGGAAATACAATGGTTGATGATACGAAAATCGTTGCATCTAAGAAGACTACAACTGAATTTATTGCCGGTCACCCGAATTGGTGCCATCGTGTGCAGGAGTGGGGTGTGGATGTCCATATTCAGGATCTTGGTGGATCTGGAAAATATATCGGAGCTTCTGCAGTACAGGGTCGTAAGATCTACGGTATGAAGATCTCAAAACCACAGACCGTATATGTGAAGCGTACAGAGGCGTAAGGAGCTGATCTGAATGTATGTGGATGAAACATATTACAATGATGTATTCAAAGGGGAGCCGGTAGAATCTGCCGGTTTCTCTGTATTGTGTCAACGAGCCGGAGAGATTGTTGAGGAGCTGACGTTATACAGGCTTACAGAAGAAAGTTTCCCTATGATGACGGAAACGACGCAGAAGCTTGTGAAGAATGCGGTGTGCGCACAGATTGAATATCTGGACGCGAACGGCGGGGCAGAGATGGATATGGGAAATGGAATGTCAGGAGCAACACTTGGCAAGTTTTCATACTCTGGAACATCTTCTGGCAACGGATCCACGGAACAGTCCATATTTTCGCCGAGGGCGGAAAGAATCTTGTGGCCGACTGGTCTGACTTATCGAGGAGGGAGCTGTTGATGAGACCGATTCCGAAAAGACTGTTGATTCACACAGCCACCCTGTATCAGCGAGTCAATGTGGATAAGTGGGGGAAAGGCGAACTGAATGGAGGACAGGAACTGTCTAACATCCGGATAGAGCCATCCAAACAGATTATCCGGGATAAGAATAATGCAGAGGTACAGTTGGCTGCTACGCTTTTCTATGACTGTCGCAACAGCAGACCTTCTGATGCTTCTTTTGAAGTTGATCAAGTAGTTGATTTCAACGGTCAGAAGCACCGGATAAAAACGGTAGAGCCTCTGTATGATAATTCCAAACTGCATCATTATGAGATAGGAATGGTGAGATATGGCAAAGATTAAGACCCGGGTTACATTGCGAACACC